ACTGAAGATATTGTTCATTTTGAAGATTCACAAGATTACCTTGTAGACTATTATAAATTAAATCTTAAAACTGATTACCTGAAAGAACGCGGAATTTCGGAGGAAGTTATTGAAATGTTTGACATAGGCGTTGACCCTATACAAAACGCTATCGTACTTCCTATATATACAGATGACAAACAGCTACAAGGGTTTACATTTAGATTTATAAACAATACTCAAATGAGGTATAAGCATGAGGTAGAGAAGAGTAAAACCGTTTATGGGGCGCAATTTTTAAAGCCAGGCAGAGTAACTATTGTTGAAGGAAATTTCGACGTTTTAAGGGCTTATTCTTTAGGGCTTACAAATGTTGTAGGGATAATGGGGACTAAACTAAGTAAAGAACAAGAGAAGATTATTAATAAGTATGCAACAGAAGTTGTATTAGCCCTCGACAATGATTTTAACAAGAAACAAAACTGGGGACGAATTGCAACAGAAAAAATTGGAAGATACTTATCAACAAAAGGACATAAACTAAGCGTTGTTGAATACCCTGCTGGAATCAAAGATTTTGGCGATTTAAAAACGCTAAATATAAAAGAAAAAAACTATATGGAGTGGAGATTAAATTGTATTATGCAGAGACCTTAAAATTACCCAAAGAATTTAAAGTATATATTAAAAATGACCTGAAAGTTGTAAACCCTGCGTTCAGGGAAGCAGCTAAAGCTAACAGGTCAACGAAAGGGATTAAAAGCGAATTAAACTTCTATACAGAAACGAAAGATTATATTGAAGTTCCAAGAATGTACAGAAACAACGCAATACCTATGGATAACTTGATAGACGCTACGACATGGGCTAACCCAAAAGATCACTTAGAATTTGCGGCCGGTAAAACGTTAAGAGAGAACCAATCTAAGGCAATGGAAGCTATTATAGATGCTAATGGTAACTTGATTATAGAAATGCCTACTGGAAGCGGAAAAACTGTTACTGGAATATCAGCGATAACACATTTCAAGAGAAGGGCTTTGGTATTAGTACATAAGAAATCATTGATGAATCAGTGGAAAGAAGCATTTAATGAATTTAGTAACGCAAAAGTCGGGCTTCTCGGAAGCGGAAAAATGGAGATAAGTGAACAATATGATGTTGTAATAGCAACAGTTCAGTCTATTCAACCATATCATAAGAAAAAGTATACTCAACTTGTAGAAGCAGATTTTTTTAATTCTTTTGATGTTGTTATCGTTGATGAAGCACATAATTTCAGTGCAGAAACATTCTACCAATGTATCTCAAAATTTCCGGCTAAGATAAGGATAGGATTCTCAGCAACAGCATTTAGAAACGATGGATTAGATTTCGTATTCAAACTATGTATAGGGAAACCATTTAAGATAGAAATGGAGCAGGAAATTAAGCCGAAAATTTGGGAATGTTATACAGGCTGGGAAGATAGAACGCATAGTTTTTATAATAGAAGAAATGCAAATTTAGCGACTGCTCTAACGAAAATGACACAAGATTCGTATAGGAATAAAATGTTGTACCGATGCTTAAACACAATGGGTAAGAACGATAGAAAAACATTATTTTTAACTTGCAGAGTAGATCACGCAAGAATGTTTTATAAAAACATGGTAAAATTATTCCCTAAAAAAGAAGTATGTTTGTTGATAGGAGCTTCAAAAGATGAGGAGAGACAGAAAGCTAAAACAGCAGATTTTGTATTTGCTACTTATGGAGTAGCTAAAGAAGGTGTAGATTTGCCGCTTCTTGACACGCTAATTTTCGCCACACCAATCGCAGGAAGAAGTGGTGTCATACAGGCAGTAGGTAGATTAACAAGGAAAAAAGAAGGAAAGAATGAGAATGTAGATGTATATGATTTTATAGATGACTCTAAGGTGTTTAAAGCGTTTTTCTATAAGAGAAGGGTTGTATATTCAGAGATGGGATTAGAAAGCAACCGTTTAAACATGAAAAGATTAAAATGGATTTAAAGAGGATGATAACTAGTGGCTAATAAGAAGAAAATGATTGAGACGTATGCACACATGCCTTCACTATATAATTTTGGCACTGATAACGAACCTTATTATAGGAATGGGTATAAGATAAATAACATAGCGGAATTTTTAAACATGAACATTGCTACTGTTAGAAATTGGATTAAGAATGGAGTCATACCTGAAACGCCAATTTTATATCCGACAGGTAATAGTAAAATACCATATCATAGATTATACATCTGGCATCAATTTGAGGGATTACATCTTGGTATTTTAAAGTACAAGAAAAAAGGCGGGTTTACAAATCGTAATAAACATTATATGTATAACTTTGTATTAGAACATTGGCAGACTGATCCTCTTTTGGCTCAGTACGAAAGAAGCGCATTTGTGTACAAGCCGCTATCAAGATCAGTAACAAACTCGTAACCTATAAAGACTTGATTCGTAATAATGCTTTATGGTAAGATATGTACAGATGAGCAGTTAAGCAAAATTTTAAATGCAATATTTTATTTTGGCGGAAAAGTTTTGGTAAACATTCGGCGTTTAGAACACCTTTATTAAACGTTACAAAACCGTTACATTAAGAAACTTGACAAAGTTGATTTTTTATGGTAAACTTATTTATGAAGCACTGCGAAGGGTCTTATGCGTTTCACGTATATTATCCATGAAGGTGTAAGAGAGCCGTTCCCGCTATTTAGATAGCTCTTTCGGTTGGGGTTAAAGCATACTTCCCCGATTAAAAAAAGTTAATGCCGCCGCTTAAAACAAATCGCAACGAACAGTCAGCGGTAGCGTTGCGACTCGGAGTCAGTTCATTTCCTTCGCCGAGTAAGGAACGGAGTTTGGGCGTTCTCTTGTGAACAAAAACGTCTTTCGCCCATCTATCTACGATAGAAAGGGTACTGGATAGCTTTGCGAGGACGCTCAAAAAGGTATCCTTGAGACTTGTCTGCCAATGGCAGATGGAGATAGTGGAGTGCTTCAACGGACTCTGCTTGATACTATTCAAGGTGCATGCATCGACAGGTTCACTGGTTTATTTCCTGAATAAAAAGCCAGTATTAGTAAAGACTTCCACATAACTCTATATGGGTGTGGTTGTTAGGAGTTTGCGGTTCTCCTTACCAAAACCGCATTATTAAGTTTTTAACTATATTAAAACGGAGCTTTGCCTGTTGAGCTTCTATAATCAACAGGTATATTATTTAAAGGTAGGTGATTATCTTCTAATAAGGTAGGTGATCGTTAATGGAAAGAAGAATTATAAAGAAACTTGAAAATGTAAGAGGGAGCGGTTGGGGTAGTAGGTCTGATAGAAAGTATCAACGAAAACAGTTCAGGCAAGCTATTTCAAATAGGATGGTAAAACAAGGATTAAAAGATTACGAGGAGGAAGTAGATGAAAAATTTTGTGGTGATGTATAATGAAGCGGTTAGAATAGACCAGTTCGTAGCGTTTTCGGTTCATAATGTACTTGCAGATAAGGACAATGATAGGTATGTTTATGTGCTTAGAGGAAGAACATTAGATGGAAATACGTATAACATAGAGGTATTCAATAACACATATGATGCTATAGAGTTACGGGACAGATTAATGACAGGAAAAGGGTATACAACTAAAAAATTAAAAAGATTTTGGAGTTATGATGATTTAGACTTATTTAGAAACAATGACCCAGGTGTATATATGGAGGAATAATTGGATTATTACGATTTTTGGGTTTTACATAAAGAGCATTTAAAAAATATAGAGAATAAAGTAGGTGATAAGCATTTACGAGATTTCATTAAACTTAAACGTAGGCAAAAAATTACAGAGCGGAATGATAATAAAGACAAAAAATCTTAAAACGGGGTGGGAAGAATTAAAGACGATAGTAGACAAGAATTTAGTAGAACAAGCATCTATCTTGCAGTCATCTGGACGAGGCTCTTAGATTGGGTAGAAGAATTACTTTTCACATCTTTGGTGTTTATAGTAACAAGTATAATTTTTGCTCCTGTAATAACGTCTATACTTGTTAGGTCAGGTTTAGCGATGAGTGTATCGTGGCAAGACTTATTGTACATACAAGCTATTATATATGTAGTAAATTTACCACTAAGAGCGTATGATTTTTTCAAATATGGAATAGAAATAGAATATAAGGAGGACACAGAGGATGAAAACTAAAGAAGTCTGGGCTAGTACAGGATTCACAAAGAATATGGGTAATTATGAGTCAGTAAGAGTAGAGATTGGGATTAAGAAGTATGATGAGGATAAACCTATTGACGAAGAAAAGGCGTACGAAGAATGTGCGAAATTTTTAGAAGAAAAGCAGACTGAATTATTGAAAGAAATAGCAGAAGGATTTAAAAATTAAAAAAGGGTGATCGAATGATTAAAGGGATTAAAAAAGGAATGGAAGCTGTAGAAAACTCATATGGAAGTAATAGAAGAAGAGAAATTTACGTACCTGACTACGACAATGGTTCTGAAAAGATGTCTGTAAGAATTTTGGCTGATGGTGGAGAAGTTAGAGTACATAGCTTATTTGGCGCTAAGAATTGGAACGACACAGCGGCTCTTGAATACATCTCAAATACAGGAAGATTTTGGGATTTCTGTATTAGAGAGCACGACGTAGAATGTCCTCACTGTGTAGAGCACTATAATTCACATACAGATAAGAATAAAAGATATAAGAAATTCCAAGATAAATTCATCCTTCCTGTGTTGGTAAGACCACATAAAGTTGTAGTACCTGCAAAGAACGGTAATCCGCAGAAAGAACTTGATACAGAGATGAGAGTAGGTTACTTGATGGTAGCGAGAAGTGTTATTACCGAAATTCAGCAGAGTTTAGATGATATTAGGGAAGAAGTAGGAGACGATCCTAACGACTACCTTACATTTTGCGATATTAAGTTCTGGAAGACACGGGCAGGAAGCAAGAACAACATTCCTATGATTAAGACACAGGTAACAAGGAACGAAAACCCACTTACAGACGATGAGAAATCACTTGTATGCGAGTTCTTCAACATTGACGAATGTACTACAGCAACAGTACAGAAAGCTATGTACGAAGAATGGGAAAAAGATGAATTAGAAGCTGTTGAGAGGCTCTCTAAAACAAAACCTAACATTTCAAACGATGAAGATGAAGGAGATGTACCTGAACAGTTCAGTGAAGACGTAAAGTTGTGATTGCATGGCGGATAAAAACATTGCCAACATCTTAAAGAAGTTCGGTAAGAAGTATAACATCACAACTGCGAATAATGCGTTCATACCCGAACGTATTCCAACAGGAATTGACACTTTAGATATTATTACTGGTGGGGGGTATCCCACTGGTAGAGTTGTAGAGCTATACGGGTATTATAGCGTAGGTAAGACTTTAGCTACTTTAAAATGTATAGCCGCTAACCAGGCACTCGGTAAGGTATGCGTGTTCGTAGATACAGAAAATACATTCGATTATGAATGGGCGGCAGTACAAGGAGTAAACACAGAAGAGCTCATTGTATATAGCGAGATACCTTATGGTGAGCTTGGATTAGATTTCATAAAAGAACTCATACTTGGAGAAGTTGCGGATTTAATCGTATTAGACTCTATTGAAGGACTTGTACCTAAGAATGAGTTAGAGAAAGAAGCAGAAGCCGTTATAATGGGTAAGAAAGCAATTCTAATGAATAAAGCTGCACGTGTATTAAACAGTGTTATAGGTACTTCTGAAAGAAAGCCTACTCTTATTCTTATAAATCAAATAAGGGATACGATGAACATGTACGATCCTACAACAACACCGGGCGGTAAAGGTATCAAACATGTAGCAGCAATGCGTATAGAGCTATCTAAAGGTAAGACTGTTACAGACAGCAGCACTAAGGAAAAGAAACACGTTGAGATACGGGCTAAGACTAATAAGAATAAGACTTCTCGTGAGGGTAAGTATGGGTACTGGACGATGTACATAGGTGGAGATGAAATATTCCCGTCAGGGTACTGTGATTGCAGCCCGTTCGTTATTACACAGGCTAAGTATATAGGTTTAATAACACAAGCTGGGGCTTGGCACTATTACGGAGATGAGAAGTTTCAAGGTAAGACAGAGTTTGTCAATTACCTATACGATAACCCTGAGATATACAGAGACTTTATGAAAAAAATTATAAACGGATGTGAAGTTAATGGATCAGATGAGAAGGAAGTCACAGAATCAGGAGAAAGCACTGGCAAACAGATTGAACGGGAGATTGACGATTAATTCCGGTGCTACTACTGAATTTGATAAAGCAGATGTTGAAAGTAACTCTTTTTTAATTGAGTGTAAAACTACTGATAAGAAATCTTTCTCATTAAAAAAGGCGATTTTTGACAAGGTCAATAAAGAAGCTATATTTAAGAATAAGATTCCTTTAATGGAAGTAGAGATAGGACACGATAAGTTTATTATAGCTAAAGAAGATGACTTCTTTGCTATGCTTCAGGAAGATTACTTGAAATAAGCCCCAAAATTTTGGGGCTTTACTTTTAGGAGGAATATGGAAAAATTTATAAGAATAATAGATGAAGATACACATATAAATGATATAAGATCAGAGTTTAAAGGGATAGAGTTATTATCTAAACGTGAAATTAGTAATGTTTTTGAGAATATTTTTAATGGTTGGGATTACACAGTATACAGCAAAATTAAACCAGAAAATGTGCCGGAATCAAACTTTATGTGTGTTAAATATCCAGATACAGTATATGAATTTAGAAACAACGGAGAAAGATTTCTTTGTAGGGGGAGATGATGTGTTAAAAGGGTTTTACACTAAAAAAGAAGAAATTCCAGAGATTGTACCTAGTGTTAAAGAGCTAATAGACGAGTTCCTAAGTAATAGAGCTTTAAACAATAAACATAGAGGAGAGCCTTTCTATTTTCACCCATCTACAATACTTAAAAACGGTTGTCAGAGAAAAGTACAATATAAATTTTGCAGGTACGCTTTTAAAGAAGATGTTTTAGACAAAATATTAGAGAAAGACGCTTTTCAATTATTCGGTAAAAAGATAGAAAATGCGGCTAAATTAAAGCGTATTTTTGATAATGGTAACTCAGTACATGATAGGTATGCGGAATACTTCGACAAAATGGGTATTTTAGTGGAAGAAGAAAGGCCGCTATATAGTGATAAATACAGAATAAAAGGGTTTGCGGATGATATTATTACTATAAAAGATGAAGAGTACATTATAGAGATGAAGTCGATGAACACAATGCAGGCAAGTAAACTACAGAAACCTGTTAAAGACCATGAAATACAGCTTCAATTCTATATGTACCTAACAGGTATTCATAAAGGATTTGTAGTTTACGAGGATAAAAACAACCAGAACATTATTGAGTTCTATTTAACTTACGACGAAGGAAAGATAGAGTATATACTTAAAAGAATAGAAGATATTTTAGAAGCGACATACAAAGACGAATTAATGCCGAAAAAAATGGATAAATGTACAAAATGCCCTTATAGGGAATACTGTAAAGAAGAAATAAAAATATCAAAATTACTTAAAAACAAAATAAACTGGAGTGATTTTAGTGAAATTAAGACAGAGGATTGAGGATGAGTATAAAAAGTACGACCTGCCTACACCTTCCTACCCAGGCAAAGATAGAGATTTAATAGATAGGCTTAAAGAAGTACCTGTTATGAATGATAATGATCTAAGAGACTACCAAATACGGCTAAACGCTTTCTGGAACTATTATACTTTCCAAGCTATTCAAAAGAAGCATGAGATAACAGAGCTTGAATATGAATATGATATGGCACTTTATTATGAATTAGAAAATGTAGATAACAAACTGTATAAAACTATAAAAGAAAGAGAGCATAAAGCCTTAAACCAGAATACAGCATTAAAAGAGTTATATGAAAATTTATTAGATGTAAGAGCTAAGCAGAAAACACTTGAAGGGTTAGAGAAGATATTTGATAAAACATTATATACTGTTTCGAGGGAGATTACAAGGCGTATAGAGATCATGAAAGGAAAGGATGGACATTATGGCCACAGCCAATAGATCAAATATTAAAGGTAAAAACTTTGAAAGAAAAATAGCAAAGAAATTATCACCAATTTTTGGGGTTAAGTTATGCAGGTCTCAAAGTTCAGGTGGATTAGATATAAAAGGAGATATAAGACCTGAAATGCTACCAGACGGTACGATGCCTTACTTAAAGTGGGTAGTAGAGTGTAAGAATTGGAAGAATAGACAATTGCCGCCTGAATGGATTAAACAGATGTATTTAGAAGAGCTGGCGAATGAGAAGATAGGAATGGTAGTATCTCACATATACGGAACTATTAGAGATGTCGTTATAATGCGAGAAGAGATAGCTGAAAAAGAGTTATACCCAGCTATTGTCGACCCTGATTCATTCATGCACTTTAAAGGGAATATTTTAGATAATAATAAGAAGAATGTTGGAAACCATGTTGATTTCCTTAAGTATGCTTACGAATTGTACGGTAAATACGCAATGCTTACGCTCCCAGATAGAGTAAAAGACAGACCCGAAGGGTGTTCAGGTTTAATCCGCGTAATGTTATTTGAGACTTTTGATCTATTATACAGAAATAACCAAAAAAGAGCGGAAGAGGAATTTTCTTAACTAAGTCGTTACACTTAAACACTTGAAATGTAATATAGAGTAGTATATAATGTATTCAGAAGGAGGCGGTATAATTAAAATTTTAATTATAGATAGTAAAGAGAAATATGATGTGGTTATGGAGGCAATAGAGGAGGTATCGAGTATTACATGGGAAAGCGGCTACAAACCTACAGATATTGATAAGTTGTACGACATTGAATTTACTACAATGGACGACGGGTATCTAACTGTTTTACCAATTAGCTATTTAGCAGGAAAGAAAGTAAAGATTTTAACCGTATTTGAATTTTTGCGGTTATGTAAGGAAAATTTTCCTAAAGAGGATAGATAAGATGAATGATTATACAGAGTATTTTAACAGATTACGAGAAATTAGATTATGCTATGTGAAAGCAGAAGATAAAGATGAAATTATTTGCGAATTGATAGAAATGTTGGAGGAATTTATGGTAGACTTACAGAATAACATGGAGGGATAAAGAATTATGGAAAACACTAAACAAAGTACAGTAAAAGGTAGCTGGTTTTATGAATAAAAAAAGTGTGTTTATAAGTAAAAAATATTTTACAGGGTATTGACAAAGACGGAAAAACGTGCTATAATATACACATGAGAGAGATATTTTTATAATGGTTTATGAGGTGTATATTATATGAGAAAGAAAACAACAGAGGAGTTTAAAAAAGAAGTTTATGCTTTAACGGGCGATGAATACTCTGTTTTAGGGGAGTATATAGGATCACAGGATAAGATATTAATGAGACATAATACTTGTGGTTATGTATATGAGATTAAATCAAGTGATTTTTTACGGGGTCATAGATGTCAAAAGTGTTCTACTAATGCTTTAAAAACTACGGAAAAATTCAAGAAAGAAGTTTTTGATCTTGTTGGTGATGAATATGAAGTTTTAGGTGAATACACAGGAGCTAATGATAAAATACTCATGAGGCACAATAAGTGTGGTTATGAGTGGGATGTAAGAGCATCACATATTTTACAAGGAACTGGATGCCCTAAATGCCACGTACGTACAAAAGCAACAGAACAGTTTAAACAAGAGGTGTTAGAATTAGTAGGAGAAGAGTATATAGTGCTTGGAGAGTACGTTAGTGCAAAAACTAAAATACTTATGAAACATAAAAAATGTGGATATGAGTATTTAGTAACACCGGACAGTTTTTTACGTGGCCGTAAGTGTTCTAAATGTTTTGGAGGAGTTAAAAAGTCTCAAGCACAATTTGAAAAAGAAGTATTTAATTTAGTAGGCGATGAGTACTATGTTTTAGGTGAGTACATTAGCTCAAGAACTAAAATTAAAATGAGGCATAACCTTTGTGGGTATGAATATTTAATAACTCCAGATAGTTTTTTACACGGCACTCGATGTATTAAGTGTAGATGCTCTAAAGGCGAGAAGAAGATAGAGAAATTTTTAAATGCTAATAGTATAGTATTTGAAAAAGAGAAGACCTTTGAGAATTTAAGGGATAAGTACCCTCTAAGATTTGATTTTTACTTACCTGAAAGAAATATTTGTATTGAATATGATGGAGAACAACATTTTGTACCTGTAAAATTCGGGGGTATAAGTCAAGAAAGAGCAGAAGAAAATTTTAAAAGCTGTCAAAGAAGAGATAGAATGAAAGATGCCTATTGTAAAGAGAGAAATATTAGACTGATTAGGATACCTTATACAGAGCTAAAGAATATAAAAAAGATTTTAAAAAATAATATAGTAAAGGAGAAATAATTATGGACTGTAACAATAAACAAATTTCAGAAAAAAATGGGGGATTAGATGAATAAAAAAAGTTTATTTTTGAGTTTTGAGGGATTGGACAAGTCATCCAAGACTACACAGATTAGGGCATTACAGAGAGACTTCCCGACGTGGCGCTTCCATTCAGACCCATCCTATGACGCTTTAGATGGAAAATTAAGAGATATTATCTTATACACAAAAGAACTAAATCACGAAGCAGAATTATTTGGGTATCTTTTAGCACGATCTATTGAAGCAGAAAAAATTAAAGAAGAGCTTGAGCAAGGACATACGGTAGTATGTGATAGATGGGCTGATTCCACAACTGTTTATCAAGGATACTATAGAGATTGGTACTCAAGAATACCAAGAGATGTATTTAATTATCTTAACAGAATTGCAGTATTAGCTACAAGACCATCGTTGGAAGATGAGCTTGAAAAAGAGAGAGATAAATTTCTAAGGCTGTCTAAGGCAGATAATAACAAAGAATTAATGAAAGAATCTCTAATGAATATAGATGATATAGAAGAGAAAATTAGAGTAAGAGACGCTAAAGGCGATGAATTTTTCGGAGTTGTTCCAGACATTACTTTCTATATTAATACTCCGCCTAAGATATGTTTACAGAGACTACAAGCGGAAGCAGAAGATAGACTTGACTTTGAGATGAAGAATTTGTCGAAACTTAACAGAATATACGAGTATTACCAATATGTATGGAAACAGGATAAAACAGGAAGAATAATTAAGATTGATGGAGACGACACAGTGAATAATATACATGTAAACATATTGAATCATTTAATGATCAGAGGAGTGATTAAATGAATATAAGCAAGGACTTATTGTTAAAAAAGATTGATGAGGGTTTAAAAGTATACATGGGAATCTATGAAGGAGAGAGGCATTATGATCTAGTATATTTTAGCGACGCTACTTTCTACGCTTTTCATTATGTAACAGCTATTGATAATGATGATCCTATCGTAGACGGTGTAAACATTAAAGAGTCTAAAGACACTTTCTTTGACGTAAACTGTTCTGTGGGGGATATGGAAGAATTTCAGGAGGTATATCTTGAGCAGGTTTAATACATTTGAGGACTATATACAGAATAGTTTTCTGATAAGGAAAGACATTTTTACAGACGAAAAAATGCGGAAAAGTATCATAAAAACGTTTGAAGATTATGGGTTTACACCTCTAATAGATGAAGTGGCAGAAGAGCTATGTTGGGTTAAAGAGATAAATGGTGTTAATGAGTATATGAATAAAGAAGTTGAACCTAACGTACCTTATAACGAAGAAACAGGCGATTTTATAGTATCTGCTCTTCCGTACCATAAAAGCGTATTCCAACTTATTCATATGAAAACATTTAAAGACATGATAATGCAGCAAAGTATAACAAAAGTAGATTGCATGAACAATGAATCTAAAGATAAGGCTTATGACAAAATTTGCCGCCTTATTAAAGGTAAGCGAGTAATAGTAAGAGATTACGATAAGTATTATATACACTTTAACAGAGAAATATTTGAAAGATTATACGAATTAAACAAGCCGGAAATTTATATACTTGATAAAGATGTGGAGGAAAAATACTTCATTAAAACCTTAGAAGTTGTGGAGGAAAAATTAAATGAGACTACTAAAAAAGTGGATTAAAAATGTAGGAGAAGGTAAGCTATTAGATAAGCATTTAGAGAAGCTTATAACTGGAGATGCTGTAAGGTGTAATGTTTATGCAGAGTCTTTTGACATGAAATCTTTCTTAGAGAATTATTATGAGGCGAAGAAAAGACATATTGTAGCAGCACTTTTAGGAATTATGCCTAACAGAGCACAATACCAACATATAAATAAAGAAGGGGAAGAAGCCTCACACCCCGAAAAATATTTGTTAGGTATTAGGTTTAATGATACATTAACAGGTACAGACATGAATACATACGACGGAAGAGTAAGAAAGAGCGAAGATATGTTTATAGTTTGGTGGGGAGATGAGAAGGATTTAGAGTATCTCGTAGAAGCTGTAAACAGGGATTATAATAATGAAGTAGAAAGAACAAAAGAGTATTATAAAATCTGTAAAAAATTAATGGACGATAGTGCGTTAACAACGTTAAGAAGAGGTAAGAAAACAGCAGAAAAGAAAGCGTGATTAGATGTACCAATTGTATGTAGAGAAAGCTAAAAGTAAAACAAAAAAGAGTATAAAAGCAGCAAAAGAGAAACTCATCGAGCGTGTCTTTGGAGATATTCAGGGGCACGCACTAAAGATAATAAATGATAACTGTATAGAAGAGTCTAATAAAGAGGAAAATTTCGGTCAGGTATCGATATGGTACGATAAGAACATTAAAGCTATTTATAACAGAGGGTCTATATCTATAAAGGACTTCATATGAGTAGAAAGAGGAAGAGAAAGGTAGACGGTAGAATACCGAGAAGTGTTCATAATTTGTGGAGAGATTGGAATATCTATTCAGGTTACTCTATAAAACAGACATCAAAAGCTATACGGGATTTAATGAAAGAGCATAAATATTGGATGGATATAGAGACAAATGAAAAGATAAAACTTATTCAAGGATACATGGATAAGCACAATATTGAAAAAACGTGTTTGTAGGGGTTGGTTTTTTGCTAAATAGTACCTTTTAAGCCTTACGATTAATACAGATTTAATTTAGAACAGATTATTTTTAGTTTAGGAGGCTTTTAATTGAAAATTAAAAACTTTGTATTGGACACTAATGTTTTGCTTCATTCACCAGATTCATTAACATCTTTCGGGGATAATAACGTCTATATTCCTATAACAGTTTTGGAAGAATTAGATAATTTCAAAAGCGCTAAAGGACAGCTTGGAGCAAACTGTAGGGAATGTGTTAGGTTTTTAGACTCCTTGAGAGAAAGAGGAAGTTTAAGCGAAGGTGTTAATCTTGATAATGGTGGTAAGTTGTATGTAATTGCATATAGCGTAACTTCGATGAAAGTGCCAGATTATTTAGATGAACACTTAAAGGATAACTACATCTATCTGTATACTAAAGTATTATCAGAAACGAGTGGGAACGAAACAATCTTAGTAACTAAAGATATTAATTTCAGAGTTAAGTTAGATGCTTTAGGTGTTGAATCTCAAGACTATCTTACTGATAAAGTAGACGAAGAATACTCAGGTTATACAACTGCAAAATACAACCAAAGTATTTTAAGGGACTTGCAACAAGGCAGCGTTGACGTTAAAAAAGCGGCTTTAAAAAACGTATTTCCTAATGAATATATAGTGTATAACGAAGATACGATAGGGATATATTGCTGCGATGTTATTAAACACGTCAAAGACAGAGAAGTTTGCGGAATAAAGCCTTTAAACAAGGAACAAAAAATGGCGTTAGATGCGTTATTAGATGACTCAATTAAGCTTGTATCATTAGAAGGTATTGCTGGTACAGGTAAGACCTTACTATCACTTGCAGCTGCAATTGAGAAAGGGTATAGAAAGATATTGTATATCAAACCTATTATACCGATAGGGAAAGACATAGGCTTTCTACCGGGAGATAAAGAAGATAAGTTAAAAAATTGGGCTTTACCGTTGTTCGACAATATAGAGTTACTGAAAGAGAAAACAAATGATGAGTATTTAGACGAGATGATAGAGCTTGAAACATTAGCTTACATGAGAGGAAGAAACTTATCCAATACTTTTATAATTTTCGATGAGGTACAGGGTATAACAGGGTCAGAATTAAAAAGTATACTAACAAGAGTGGGAGAAAACTCTAAGATTGTATTATTAGGGGATTTGCAGCAGATAGATACGCCTTTCTTAGACGAAAAATCATGCGGTCTTGCAATTGCGAGAAATAAATTTAAAGAGAGCAAGATTACAGCGCATGTTACTCTAAAAGACGGTGTCAGAAGCGAACTTGCAAGTCTTGCAGCGGAATTACTATAAGGAGGAGTAGATGCCAAAATATACATATAAATGCAAAAACTGTGGTATTGAATTTAACGAGAAGTTACCTATCGAGGATAGTGATAAAGAAATAACCTGCATAGCTTGCGGAGAGGTAGCGAAAAAAATTATAAAAAACGTAAATATCGTTATGCCGAAAAGCAAAGATTTTGTCGGTAAAATAGGTGATTAACTTATACACGGAAATTTTCGCTTTGGTACGCCTAAAAATATAAAGGGGAGATAATGTGAGAAAATATATAAGTATAATAGTTTTAGTTTTGATTAGTTTTATAGTATTTAGTGCAAAAGTAGATGTTAATCTACAGATGAGTAAGCGGATTATAGAAATTGTTAGGTGGATTGATGGGGATAGCTGTGTTATACAGTATGGAGGTGAAGAGGAGAGACTTCGTCTAAGTGGTGTCGACACTCCTGAATCAGTACATCCGACTAAACCAGTACAGCCTTTTGCTATTGAAGCATCGAATCATGTTAAAGAAAAGTTCCCTGTTGGAACAGTATGCTTCTTAGAATTTGACGAGAAAGAACGAGATTTTTTCGGTAGACTTTTAGGCTATTTACACACATCTGATGGTGTATTCATAAACTACTATCTGGTTAGAAACGGTTATGGTATTGCTTACACTAAGTATAAGTTCAAGTATAAAGAAATGTTTGTACATGCTGAGGAGTTAGCTAAAGAAGAGGGTTTAGGTATGTGGGCTTTAGAGGTGTATAATGACGATAATTAAACCTTCTGTAGCCGTTATAGATTCTTACGGATCAGATATGAAAATAGCAGAATTTGCGGGTATATGTCATGATTCAGGTACAGAAGAGAAAGATGTCCATAAGAGGATAAAGTTCCTTATTAATCACGGACACGAGAGTCCTTTTGAAAGAGCGGTTGTTACTTTTGAGGTAAAATGTTCCGTACCTTGTGCAAGACAGTGGTTTAGACATAGATTAGGAAGCCCTCAAGAATTTTCGGGTCGTTATAACGTATCTAAAAGAGAGTATATAATACCGGAAAGTGTACCTGAAAAACACCTAAAAATAGTGGAGCAGCAGTATAAAGATGCGGAACTTATTTATATGTACTTAATAAATGAGGGAGTGCATAGAGAAGATGCGAGGTACGTATTACCTCAAGGAATGGCTGTAAACTTCTACTGGCAGATGAATCTAAGGGCTTGGTTTAATTTCTTATTACTAAGAAATGATTTCCATGCTCAGGATGAAATACATAGATTAGCAGATGAAGTAGAGGGTAAATTATATGAGCTTTATCCTATTACAATGAAATATTGGAGAGAAAAGAATGGACGATCTTAAACTATTAAAAAGAGCAGAGAGTTATGACAAGAGGTATCATAAAAACTACGAAGCAGTTGAAAAATTGTATAGCTTGTTAGGCTATGTCCAAGGTGTATACGAAACAAGCGAGTCTTTTGAAGTAGCTGTTATTGAGAGTAAGATAAAGAAGATTATTAACGTTTTAGAATGATTTAGGGGGAGATACTTTGCAGAAGTTTCTTATTATTATGCAGTCAAAGATAAATCCAAACCAGAAAGTAAAGTACATAATGAAAGCAAATACAGAGGAAGATGCTAAGAAAGAACACTGGAAAAAGTACAAAAACTATAAGGAAAATTGGCGATTATTTAAACTCAAAAAACTAAGCCATTAATGATTGATATTAACTAAATAAACCACTGGAGGTTTGTATTGAAAAAAAGAGAAACGGTAAACGGTTTTGGTAAGGTTAAAATTGGCGGTATTGATTTCGACGTAGTACCTTTAATAGATGAATTTTCAAATTATAGTGGGATGTATGTAGAAGAAGATTGCAAGATATATGTAAGAGAGTGTAATCCTCAACAGATGTATAAAATATTCTTACATGAGTTGACTCACGGAATATTTAATAGCATTTTAGGGAGAGAACGTGAGAGTAGCGATGAGGAATTAGTAGATGGAATAGCTGGGGCTTTAATGATGCTTATTCGTGATAATCCAGGCATCTTTGATATAAATCTTTTCCATAAAAGTTGAGTTTAAACTGAATAAGGAGTAGCATTTTATTGAACATTAATCCGCAGATTTAATAGTTTGCGGATTTTTTATTTTTAATATGAACGTTACATTCTGTTAATTGACAAATTAATATTAATAAGGTATACTTGAGTATAAACTTAAAGGAGGAATTAAAATGGATTACAAAGTAAGAAGAAACGATATTTTAAGTATGGACAAGGACACACTTAGAAAGTGTATGGCAGATTTTATGGTAGAAGATACGTTTATAGATAGAGTATTTGCGTTTGATGTAAAATTAGGTAATAGTAACATAGACATTATTGTATTTGACTACGAGTATCTGGGGTATTCAGGGCTATACGGGTTAGAGATTTTCACAAAAAAAGATACTGTTAAAGATGTAGACGGAAAAGTAAAAAATCTTAAAAAATTTTGCTTTAAATTATCGGTAGTTTTAGATAGTTCAGATACAGATAAAATTAAATACATTCAGGAAACATATAAAGATGTTGGAATGTATTTAGTAGAAAAGTCTTTAAAAGTAAGTTATTCTGTACCTGAAATAAATAAAATAAATAAACCAGATATAGAAGCAGTTGTAGAAAATATGTGTGATTGGCAGCTGAAGATTTTAGACCAAGATTATACAGATATTCGAGAGCTTTTAGGCAGCACGTTAAGAGAGAATGGGTTAATAATGGATTTCTGGGCTAAAACTCTATCTTACAGGTATAGAAAAAACTGCAATTATATTAAAAATAATATTGATAACATCGACGGAGTTACTCTGTTAAAAGCTTTTAAAACAGGTAAGTTGTAGAGAGTTGGTTGACAGTAGTGGTATGATGATATACAATTTTATATAAGTTGAAAATTCAAAAGTGTTAGACAAATTTTTAACAAGAGCTATACACACTAAAGATATTGATATACGAAACAAAACCGAAAAATTTGCGGATTTTTACACGGAAAATTTATGGGGTTGTAAAGTAGAAGAGTATGCAGAAGATAACTTTATGATATAGAAGAGATTAAAGAGAGAATCGATTTAAAAGCTAATACTATAGGAGGGTAAAATGGTTAAAGGGGATAAAATAGAGTTTTTATTAAATAGTAAATATCTAAGAGGTGAAATTGTAAATATAGTAAACGGTATGTACATAGTAGACGTTTTAAACGGTTTAGACGCAAAAGTAAGCCTTAATATTTACGAATCTCAGGTAGTAGAGATAACAGATCAGAGTAAAACAGGATCACCTGAGGAATGGTGTAAAAAGTTTAGATTAGCTGGAAGTGAGCACGAAGATACGCTTATATATGCTTTTACTAATGGACAGTGTTTTACATTTGCGGATTGGTTGTGTAGGAGATTATACGGAGCGTCTATTATGTATCTTACTGAAGAGTACCACTATGTAACTGAGTTTGGTGGAGATATTTTCGATATTACAGGAAATGTTACTGAAAAATATAAAGATTGTGAGCGTAGGGAAGCTATGTGTTATGCAGATTGGATTTACGATTAAATTTTTCGGGTTTACAAAATGTTTTCAAGCATTTAACATAAAAGACCTTGACAATAAAATATAAAAGGTATATTATAAGTAAGTAGGCGATTAGATACATGTATATAGAGGAGGAAGTATGAGAGAAATTTTGTTTAGAGGGAAACTCGTAGACATTGAGGGGAAAATCATCAAGGATAGAGATTTCATTCACGGATATTATCGAAAACAATCTAACGGACATATTATATACCGGAAAACAGATGTTTTGTGTGGTAGTGAGGTTGATCCTGAAACAATTGAGCAGTATACAGGAATTAACGACGCTAACGGAAACAAAATTTTTGAAGGTGATATTGTTAAAAATACGGTTTCTTCAAAAATCGGTGTTGTTAAACAAATAAGAGGATGTTGGGGAGTTGAATGTGGAGACAGAGATTTCAGTTTATTTGATTACCCAGTGAAAATAATCGGAAACATCGCAGACAACTCTGAATTGCTTAAAAGCATTTAAAATGCGCCTTAAAAAGTTTCATGAGTGTTCGTAGAGACTTGGGCAGTTAAAACTTTGGGAGGTTAGAGTGAAGTATAAAGCCAATAAAATTTATGGTAATTTAAAAGGTACGGAAATAATTACATTTAATGATAATTTAACTGAAAGAGTAAAGTCAGGCTACTACTTAGATTTTAAATATGGGACTCAGTTGTTAAGGTTAATTGAAGAAACTGGATATTTAAACAGTATAAATTTTCCGCGTTTAGAACGCTTTGTAGAGAAGATTAGTAGTATACATAGCAGCTATAAGAGTGAACTGTATAGTATCCACAAAAGACAATTGGAGGATGATTAAATGGAAGATTTTTGTGGTAATGCTGTAAATTTAGGAGATAAAGTAGTTATGGTAGAAACTGGGTATAAGAATTTAGAGGTAAGAGATGTTACTAAGATAACGCCTAAAGGCATTTCTATTAATGGGACATATAAAGCACCATATCAATTTGTAAGGTATGTAGAAAACCCTGTTTCTATAAAAGAAGTAGAAAGATTCCTTGAAGATACTAAACTATTGATACAAAAACGGCTTAATTATAGTGAAGACAGCTTTATAGCAGCTGAGATAATAGATGATGAGTTTAAAGATTTTAAAATAATGAGAGATATTTTAGATTGAGTAGGGTGATGTTAATATGAGAGTATTTATAGCGTCTACGGACGATAGTTTAGACGGAAAGGTTGTAAAGCCTGAATTTGAATCGTATCGGGACGGTGTTAAGTATTACCCTGTTTCTTATACAGCTAACGGTTCTTTAATGGTTGAGAGTGAGTTCAAGGAAGGCGATAGGGTTACAATTTACTACGCTTTAGTCGATAAAGGAGATTTATACTTTCCTGAAGATGAAGTTTATGAATGGGCTACTGGTGAAATTTGGGCTTTAAAACAGTTTAAAATTTTCCGCTTTTATTCCGCTATAGTAAGTAAAGTTAAAGACCAATGGTTCTATAAGGAGTATGGGACGAGTGATGAGAAATGGTATGTTGGAGAGTAATTAATTTTTGGGGTTAAATAGTGATTAAGATTATATGAGAGGAGAAACGGTAAGTAGCTTGTATAAAATACTGAAATATTTTGAGGGTAGATTTTAATGGAGTACGTAAAAGATGCCATATATGTTTATACATCAGTATCTCTTTCAGAGGAAGAACATGTTGTGACAACAGAGGTAAAATATTAAAAAGGTTTAGATAATAAAAATTTCGGCTTATGGGAGGTTTTAATGAAGCAATTTAAGACAAATGAATGGCAAGAAAGTAATAAGTTACACTTAGATAAGTATTATACGCCTAAAGATATATGTAAATATGTAGTAGATAAGACTAAAGAGATTTGCGTTGAAATATGTGAATTTATAGAGCCGTCAGCAGGTAAAGGTAACTTTTTAGATTACTTACCAAAAGGTACTTTAGCATATGATATAGAGCCAGAAGACAGTAGAATAACGGAACAAGATTATTTAGCTTTAGACATTAAGTATAAGAAAGGCAGATGTGTAGTAGGTAATCCACCATATGGGAGAAGTTTAAACTTAGCAAGAGCCTTCTGTAATAAAAGCTTTGAAATTGCTGATTATGTATCCTTTATATTACCTATAAGCCAGTTAAACAATGACAACAGTATATATAAATTTGATCTTATTTACTCTGAAAATTTAGGGAGGATAAAGTTTACTGATAGAGAAGTACCTGTTTGTTTAAATATTTATAAAAGACCAAAATTTGGGCTTAATAAACGTAAAAGTTATAAAGATAGTATAATAGAGATAAAAGAAGTAACGAAACAAAGACAAGAGCATAGAAGAACATATATAGGAGATTTTAAGTATGATGTAGGAATATGTGCTTGGGGCGCAGCAATAGGTAAAGAAGTATATGATGAGGATGAATATGCAAGAAGTTTTTGGATTTGTATAAAAGATAGAGATAATGTACAATATTATAAGGATTTAATACTAAACGCAGATTGGCAGAGTATCTACCATATGACTGGTACTCCTGTTATAGCACAATGGCAAGTATATAAATATGTAGAAGATAATAAAATTTTGGGGGTTAAATAATGCCAAAATTAATATAGGAAGGTAAGAAAGACATAGAAGATAGAGAGTACAGAGAAGCAACACGAATAAACCGATAAGACCGCAGAAATGCGGTTTTTTTATTTTCAAATTTTGGGGCTTATAAAGTGTTACCTTTATGTTAATAGTAAGATATATAAACCCTAAATTTTGCGGGTTAAGTTTCGCTGTATTAAGTAAATACTATATAGGTAATAACACTAAATTAATTAGAATACTTCACACAGAATTTGAGAATATAGATAAAATTTTAAAAAGAGAGTTAAACCGATAGTGGTAATAATGCCCTGTAATTTTGTACGGCATAGTGAACCGATAAAACCGCTATAGTTTACTAATTTTGTATCCAATACTAAACCGATAAAACCGTTACTATAGGATAATTTTTCACATTGTAGTTCAGCTTAACAAATGTAACATGTCATTAATAGAGTAAATTTCTACCCTTGACTTTTTATTAATTCTGTGATATAATATACACAGAATAGAAACATTTTTGTAATATTTAAAGGGGTGTATATTATATGAGAGGTAAAAGAAAGACACAAGAGCAGTTTGTTAAAGAAGTTTATGGTCTTGTGGGTGATGAATATACAGTATTAGGGCAGTATATTAACGATAGAACTAAAATACTTATGAGACATAATAAATGTGGACATGAATGGGAAATTGTACCTAATAATATATTACGAGGTTCAGGATGTCCTATTTGTAGGTATAAGAAATCTGGAAAAACAAGAACTAAAACAACAGAAAAATTTAAAGAAGAAGTATATGATTTAGTTGGGAATGAATATACCATTTTAGGAGAATATGAAGGTGCTCATTCTAAGATATTAATGAAGCATAACAAATGTGGGTATGAATATAGTGTAACTCCAGCAAGTTTCTTACAGGGTAGAAGGTGTACTAAATGTGGTAAGTATATTAAACGTGCCGCAGAGGGTTTTAAAAAAGAGGTTTTTAATTTATATAGGGATGAGTATATAGTTTTAGGCGAGTATATAGGAGCTAATGAAAAAGTAAAAATGAGGCATAACATTTGTGGGCATGAATGGGGTACAACTACGTCTTCTTTTTTAAATGGTAAAGGGTGTCCAAAGTGTTTTGGACATGTATACAGAAAAACAACAGAGCAATTTAAAAAAGAAGTGTACGACTTAGTAGGGGAAGAATACTCTGTTTTAGGGGAATATGTAAACAATAAAACAGGGGTAAAAATTAGACACAATGAATGTGGGCATGAATGGGAATCAAAACCAAACGATTTTTTGCGGGGTAATAGGTGTCCCAAGTGTAGATATTTAATATCTAAAGGTGAGAAGAAGATAATGAATTATTTAAGAAAGAATAAAATACCCTTTAGTTATGAACATAAGTTTGAGGATTTAAAAGATAAGAAACACCTTAGATTTGATTTCTATTTAAAAGATTATAACTTATGTATTGAATACGACGGTAAACAACATTTTGAACCTCATGATTTTAGTGGGAATAATCCTAAATTAGCAGAAGAAAAGTTTAAAATTACATGTAAACATGACGAAATGAAAAAAGATTATTGCGATAAACATAGTATACAGCTATTGAGAATACCCTATAATAAATTTAGTAGTGTTGAGAAAATTTTAAAGAGTATCTTAAACCGATAGCGATAATAATACCTATAATTTTGTATGCCGTATTAAACCGATAAAACCGTTATTATTAAACTATTTTGTACCCAATACTGCACCTAAAAGATGTAACATAATAGCAACTTAGAGGGTACATATCTGTAACCTTCTTAACGCCACGTACACAGTCGTTACACAAATGACACATAACCCCATGTTTGAAAAATTTTGCACTTCATGAAACTTTAACATAACTCATGTAATGTAAAACATATATTAAGGCTAATCATGAAACCTTTACATTCATCTTGAAGTTGTAACATTTCCTATTTTTTATTACAAGTATTACATTTATATTAAAACAATAATGAATATTATACATGTAACCGTCATGATACACCTTGAAACATAAAAATGATCTCAAAAGGTTAAAGTTTCATGTATAATATTACTATTATGTTTCTTTATCTTTGAGTGTCTTATATCATTGTTTTGAAACTATAATTTCAAAAATCACGCCAAAAATTAGTTATATTTAACAAGCAATAATGCGGTATACAGCACATAACATTTGAAGCATGAAGCCCCAGATACCGCATGAACAGCAGCATACAGAGTATACATATACATGATATTTAGAATGGGGTTCTAACAGCGTTTCATTGCCTTTAAGGTATAAATATTCATGGTTTTAAAAAATGCCTTCTAACGCAATTAATTGCCGTTTTAACGGCTGTTATAGTGTTATATTACACTTATAATCAAGGAAAAATGATACAATTATATCATTTTATATAAGACTTGAAACATATGTATCATGAAACATTTATTACTTGAAGCGTGAAGAATGAAACAAATATACCATTTTTTTTATCTGCTATGAAACAAATATATCATTTAAAGTGATAATGATATAAAAGATTCATTATTATCAATAAGGAATAATAAGGAAAAAATAACGATAAAATGTAATAAAAGTATCTTATTATATTACATTGCACTCAAAAAAATCTAAAATAGAAAATTTGTGGCGTTG